GGCGTCCCGAGGTTCGGCGCGGTGAGCGTAGGACCCCCCGAGAGAACGACGTTGCCAGCACCAGTGACAGGCGCTGCCGAGATTGCGCCACCTACCCCGACAACAGGGATTTCACCCACATTGAGCGTGGTGGTGATGGTGAGCTGAGGCGTTGCGCCCCCCGAGGACGACCCGGCAAACCCATTCGCACTGGCAATCGAAACAGCCGTTACCGTACCCGCGTTGCCATTGATGGTCGGGTTCTGCGCCGTGCCGCCAATGGTGATGTTCGATCCGGCCGTGACGCTCAGCACGCCAGTGTTGGAAACGACCGGGTTAGCCGGATCGGTGCTATCGACCGCGATCCCTGTCCCTGCAACCACGGACACCACATCGCCGCTGCCACCACCGGACCCGGTAGACTGCGAAACCCATCTGCCTTCTTCGACACGCTGGAACACCCGGGCGAGGTCGGTTTCAACCTCAACCGCTACGTCAACTGCGTTGTCGTCGATCGTGTCCCCGAGTGGGGGGAACACCAATGCCGTCTCCGCCGTGCTGTTGAGCAGAAAATACGGCTGGAAATACTCGGCATCGGCCGGGAGGATGAACGCGGTATCACCCACGCTCGTCCCCATGGCGATGTTCGTGTTGTCGCGCAGGATCTCGGTTGCGCCGGCCTGCGTTACGCCATTGCCGTCCAGTGGCACCCTGTCCGCATAGCCGATGCGATTGGCGGTCTCGGCAGGAATGCCGACCGCCATGAGCGTGGTGGCGAGGGCCATGCTAGCTCAGCACGAAACCGGTGATCACGCCGGCAGAGACAGTGGGCGTGATCGTGTTGGTATAGTTCCCGGTGACCGGAACCTGCATGCCGACGGCGTTGGCCACTACGGCATTCGAGGCCGGGAGATTGACGTGCAGCGCACCAGCAGCAACAACGGCAGTGCCATCCACCCCGTCCACGCCCGCCGAGTTGTTGACTGCGATGGTCTCCCCATTGCTGGCAATGGCATCCGTGCCATTGGACAGCGGGAAGTTCGCCCAGGCGCCCTGGTTGATCGCCACCGTAGCCGCAGCCGTCTTGCCCTTGGCATCAACGATGGTGACAGGCCCGAGATTGACCGCGATGCGCGTGACGGCATTGGCGAGCGTGAACGTGGCCTGATTCGCCGCAATGCTGTAGTTGGCAGCAAACGAGCCGGAGCCATCGAACTGGTTGACATTGATGCTGGCCCCGCCTGTGTTGAACACGGCGTAGTTGCCGCCGAGCCGGATGCTGTCGATCAGCCCATCAATGACCGCTGCCGGGGATGTGGCGAGCGTCGCGCTGCCGTCAGAAGTCTTGATGACGATCTGGTCGTTCTGGTCCACGAAGCAGGTCGTGGACGATTGCAGCTCCATCCCGGTCAATGCACTCGCGGCAACGACTGCAACAGCGTTGTGCGGATCAGCGCCAGCCGAGTTGCTGACGGCCACCACTTCGCCGTTCGTCACTTCCACCCCGTTGGGGGGAATGTGGAAAATGGAGTATGCCTTGAGCATTACTGGCCGTTCCCACGGGTGACGTAGAGCGTTGCAGTGTTGCCGGTTGCCGCAATCCCTGCGACATGGGTCGCGTTGGGGTCGATGGTGAAGATGTAGGCCGCCGTGGGCAGGATCGGCGTGCCGTTCGCTTCCGTCGCCACGACTGTCGAGTCACCGACGCGGATGAAGGCCAGCGAACCCGAGGGCGCTGAGGTGATCATGATCTGATCGCCAGCGCCGGCCGGGAGGGCAACGCTCGCAGTGGTCTCCGTCACCGCAAGGGTTGCGGTATCGGCTGGCGAGAACGGGTTCATCATGAGCGATTGTCCTTATCTGGACTGTCTGTGTCGGTAGACGGCCTTGGTTCCGCGCTTTCGCCCCTCAGGAAGGGGAACATACGGCGCGTTCTGCTGCTTCCAGCGTTCGAGTTCGTCGGCATCGAACATCGGGAACCAGTATGAGCCGTTCGACGGCGGCCCCGACTTCCCCCATGTGATGAGGTGAAGCTGGTCGGGAGGCATGCCGAGAACATTGGCCGCCTCTTGCAGGTTGAGCATCATATGCGCGACGAATGCTGCGGCCCGAACTGCCATGCGTCGTTCATGGTCATGGTGTTGCCGGGCCCGACCTCGAGATGGCGCGGCGGCTCAGGCTCGGGCTCGGGCTCGACAGGAGCGTCGCGCCATGCTTGCGACAGGTACTGAAACGCCTTGGCCCCGTGCGACGCCCAGTCGTGGAGCGCCTTGAGCTTGAAGGTCTTGTGATCGTCGTCCCATTCCCGCCGGTAGCTCTCAAGTGCCGAGACGCCAGCCTCCTCCGTTCGGGTATGGAATATGCACTTGGGTAGCGTATTGCGGATCGCCTGATGCCCATCGCCATCGGTTGAGCGCGTTACAGGCGGGGCCGGGTTGAGCCCAGCCAGCATCATGCTCTCGATACGGGTGCGAGGTGTGGCCTTGTCTATCGTCCCCCACTCCCGCACTTTGGCGTCGTGAGGCACATAGTCCTTGCCGCTCGGATATGGCTTGCCCTTCACGACCTCGGCGTAGTGCATCACCGAGGCGTTGTGGGCCTCGTAATAGTCCACGATCCAGATGAAGCCGCTGTGGATCTGAAACCACCAGATTGCAGTCGAATCCTCGACGCCAATGTCCCAGGCGCGATGAACGGGAACGTCTGCCCTGACATCGAATGTTCTGATGCGCCCACTGTTGCGGACGTCCAGCATTTCGCGCGCATAGAACGCGCCAAGGATAGCGGCGTTGAAGGAGCATTCGTACTCTTGCTCGTACTGAGCACGGCCGATGTCCTCGCCAAAGAGGGCGCTATACTCGGAGAGCGTCTCGTCCAGCTGCTCCTGGGTGAGAGCGCCGGTATCTTTGATGGTGCTGATCTCAGCGAACCACCTGGGATTATCGCGGGCCAGATCGTACATCGACTTGGCGTGATTGCGCCCGCGCGGCGTGGTGATGAACGTGGCCCAGCCATCGTTCTCCTCCATCATCGGGCGGATGTAACCCCAAGCGCTCGGGTTGCAGAGCGCCCATTCCGAGAACACCACCCCCGCCACGCCAGCGCCGACCAGGCTGTTGTAGCGATCAGAGCCGATCACCTGCCACGTTGAGCCGTTCTTGAAGCGGATGAACATCTGCTGCTCATCCTTGCTCGCCCTCAGCTCCTCTGGGAATGCCTCGTCGATCCGTCTGCGGCCAGTGTGTGGATTGACCGCGTTCCAGATTGCCTTGCGGGCCTGCTCATACTCGGGCAGGCAGTGCCAGTATGTCGCCACACGCTTGTGCGCCTCGATGGCCGTGTGATGCAGGATCACATCGTCCTTGCCCCAACGGCGATGCGCTATCTCAATCGCGCGTTTCTTCCCCTCGTTCTGCAGCGCATTCCAGAGCCGGAACTGATACCACCGTGGCTCCCACTTATTTGGGAGGCTGATCGTCGGCATTCAGCACGAACTGCTTCAGCACAACCGTGAGCGGGCCGCCTTCTTCATCAGCCAGGTTGACCTGCTGCGCTGGCTTTCCATCCAGTGTGTCGCGGATGAACTCTGCCGCCCATCGCTCGCCTGCCTCGGCAAGGTCCCACACTTTCCCAGCAACCGCCCGCATGCCGCGCTTGTCGCCATCGGCCTCGCGGGCCTTCATTTCGATCATTAGCGCGTCCTGAGTGAAGCGCCTCTTTGGGCGCCCCCCAGGATTTCCGCTTTGACCTTCCTCGAAAGGCATTGTTCTGAACCGTTATGTTGTTGAAATGGTATAAGCCCGCCGCACCCATCCGTGCGGTAGATTGGAGGCAGCTATCTCTAGGATGCTCGGGACTTTTCGGGGTTGGGAACTGGCAAGGGTGAGAGGATTCGAACCTCTGCCGCAAGGTTTTGGAGACCCGCATGCTACCGTTACAACACACCGATGCAGGATGCTTTGGACGATATACACCCGTTGCGCCTGAACACTCAGGCTGGGCCTCCCGGCGCTCGGCTCAATGGCTGCGCTACAGGATCAGAGGTCGTCCTGATTTGGACAATAGACTGCTTCGCGCCTTTGATCAAGCCGCTGCTCGCACTGGCTGAGGAACGTCCAATGCGAATTTGGCAAGGAACGCCGCACGCCGCCCCTTGGGCTCCACCATCGGGTTGGCCGGCTTGGGCTTGCGAGCTGTCACCGTGCGCCTCTGCATCGTCGGTGGCCTCACCAATCCCCTACCCTGCACAAGGATGCGCGGACCATCATCGCCGTAGACCAGCCGGCCGTCGATGGTGCG